AGATAATCTTGATTATGATTGGATGGCACGTTTTTGAAAATCACTTTTTCATAAATATTGTAATATAAGTCCTAAAATTTTCTGCCTCTGAAAGGAGTAAACAATGCCATTTCAATTGAGCCCGGGCGTAATTACTACAGAAATTGATTTAACAACCGTTATTCCTGCTGTTTCTACTACAAATGGTGCGTTTGTTGGTGAATTTCCATGGGGTCCAGCCAATACAGTAATTACTATAGATAGTGAAAATACTTTGGCTGCTGTATTTGGCAAGCCAGATAATAATACATATTTTTATATTCCATTTTTAACAGCCGCAAGTTTCTTGGCTTATGGAAATAATTTAAAAATTGTTCGTGCAATTAATGCTAGCTCAAAAAATGCAACGGCCAATGGCACTGGTGTATTAATTGAAAATGATGATTCCTGGTTTAACAACTATAGGGCAACCACAACAGCAAATAGTGGTTATGCTAATACAAATTTCTTGAGCGTTGCGGCAAAACATCCTGGAACTTTAGGAAATTCAATCAAAGTTGCATACTGTTCAGCAGGAAATTCTGCTATATTTAGTTCATGGGCTTATGCATCATTCTTTGATGGAGCACCAGGTACATCTCAATACGCAAGTTCTCGCGGTGCAGCAAATGACGAAATTCATATCGCAATAATTGATGCTACAGGAAGTATTGCTCAGGGCGGAACACCAGCAGGTGCAAATGCTGCTGGCGCGGTTCTTGAAGTATATCCAAATATGTCAGTTGCTTCTGATGCTAAGAATTTTGATGGTTCACCAAATTTTTATCCTGATGTTATTGCAAGACGTTCTAATTGGATTCGTTGGCTTGCACATCCGGCTAATACATCAAATTGGGGAACAGCGGCATCAAACAATGTAACGTATGATGGCGTTGGTGGAATGAGTGCGGCAGTCGCAAATGGAACAACACTTTCCGGTGGTTCTTATACAACATGCACAGATGCAAATAAACAAGTTTCTTGGGATAAGTTTAAAAGTGCCGATGAAATTGATGTTTCGCTTCTAGTAACCGGAGATGTAAGTGCAACTGTATCTCAATATGTTATTGATAATATTGCTGAATTTAGAAAAGATTGTGTTGCGTTTATTTCACCAGCATCAGCAAACGTTGTAAACAATCCTGGTGGTGAAGTTTCTGCAATCACTATACAAAAGAATACTAATATCAATCGTTCTACTTCATATGCTGTATTTGATTCTGCATGGAAATACATGTTTGACAAGTATAATAATGCGTATCGTTATGTGCCTTTAAACGCGGATGTTGCTGGTCTATGTGTTCGTACAGATAACACAAACGACGCTTGGTTTTCACCTGCAGGTTTAAATCGTGGTCAAATCAAAAATGTTGTGAAATTATCATGGAATCCAAATAAAACAAACCGAGATGAATTATATAAGATTGGTGTAAATCCAATTGTATCTTTTCCCGGAGAAGGCACTGTATTGTTTGGCGATAAAACAATGTTATCAAAGCCAAGTGCATTTGATCGTATAAATGTGCGTCGTTTGTTTATCGTGCTTGAAAAAGCAATTGCAATTGCCGCAAAGTTTTCACTATTCGAATTTAATGATGAATTTACCCGTTCTCAGTTTGTGGCCTTGGTAGATCCATTCTTGCGTGATGTTCAAGGTCGACGTGGTATCTTTGATTATAGAGTTGTATGTGATGAAACAAATAATACTGGTGAGGTAATTGATAGAAATGAGTTTATTGGAGACATTTATGTTAAACCAGCTCGTTCAATTAATTTTATTCAATTAAACTTTGTCGCAGTTAGAACTGGTGTATCTTTTGAAGAAGTTGTTGGAAGATTCTAATCTTGTATCTAAATAGACAAAAAGGGAGTGTTATAGATGGCTTTTAATGTTGAAAATTTTCGTGCGGCAATGGTACGAGATGGAGCTAGACCAAATTTATTTGAGTGTGAAATAAATTATCCCGCAGGAGCAACCATTTCTAATAGTTCCACTGTTAGAAGAACAGCTAGATTTATGTGCCGCGCAGCTCAATTACCAGGTTCAACAATGGGTTATGTCTCAGTTCCATATTTTGGAAGAGAAGTTAAACTTGCGGGAAATCGTATTTTTCAAGATTGGACAGTAACGGTTATAAATGATGAGAATTTTTCAATAAGAAATTCATTTGAGCAATGGATGAGTGCAATCAATAGTCACGTTGGAAATAGAAGACAATCTACTTTAATTTCAACTAATAGTTATGTTGCAAATGGAAAAGTTTTTCAATACGGTAAAACTGGAAATAAAATAAAAGAATATGTATTTCGTGGTATGTTTCCTGTTGATGTTAGTGCTGTTGAATTAGATTGGGGTTCAAATGATACAATTGAAGAATTTGTTGTATCATTCCAATACCAGTATTGGACTTCTGCTGGAACTACTGATGGCGCAATAGTATAATTACTTTATAAGTTTTTTATACGTACTAAAAAAATAATCGTTATATTTACAAAACATATATTATGAAATTTTTGAAAGGAAAAGTAAATGGCTAATTGGAAGTTATTTGGATTCCAAATAACAAACGAAAAAATCAAAAAGCAGGAAGGTCAACAGGACGAAAAAAACATAACAGAAAAGTCCTTTGCCCTTCCTCAAAATGATGATGGTGCCGTTACGCTTCAAACAGGAGCGTATTTTGGCACCTATGTCGATTTGGAAGGTGTTGTTCGTAATGAAATAGAACTTATTACCCGTTATCGTGAAATGGCAATGCAGCCAGAATTAGAAACTGCAATTGATGATATTGTTAACGAAGCAATTGTTATGCAAGGACATACACAACCATTAACAATTAATTTAGATGATCTTAAACAACCAGATGCGATTAAGAAAAAAATTCGAGAAGAATTTTCTGGAATTTTAAAAATGTTAAATTTTGGCAATATGGGTTCTGAATTATTTCGTCGTTGGTACATTGATGGAAGAATGTTTTACCATGTTATTATTGACGAGTCACAGCCACGAGAAGGCATTAAAGAACTTCGGTATATTGATCCAAGACGCATTCGTAAAGTTCGCGAAATACAAAAAACAAAAGATCAAGCTACAGCAGCCGATATCATTAGAACAGTAAGGGAATATTATCTCTATAACGAGCGTGGTATTATTGGTGCACATTCAAATTTGGGCATGAGAATTGCTTCAGACTCAGTAATCAATGTAAATTCTGGTTTGATGGATTCTCGTCGTGCAATGGTTCTTTCTTATTTACACAAAGCAATTAAGCCATTAAATCAGCTTCGTATGGTTGAAGACGCTACAGTTATCTATCGTTTATCACGAGCACCAGAACGTCGTGTATTCTACATTGATGTAGGTAATCTTCCTAAAGTCAAGGCCGAACAGTATCTTCGCGACTTGATGGTAAAGTATCGCAACAAGCTTGTATATGATTCAAACACAGGTGAAATTCGTGATGATCGCAAACATCTATCCATGCTTGAAGATTTTTGGCTGCCTCGTCGTGAAGGCGGTAAAGGAACAGAAATTCAAACTCTTCCTGGTGGTCAAAATCTTGGAGAAATGGAAGATGTTAAGTACTTTGAACGCAAGCTATACAAATCATTAAGTATTCCAATTTCTCGTCTTGAAATGCAACAGGGATTCTCAATCGGTCGTACATCCGAAATTACAAGAGACGAATTGAAATTTTCTAAGTTTGTATTTAGATTACGTAACAAGTTTTCTACACTATTTGATGAAGCACTTCGTGTGCAATTATCGCTAAAAGGCATATGCACACTAGAGGAATGGAATGATTTTAAGGAAAATATATACTATGATTTTATTACAGATAATAACTTCGATGAACTTAAAAAAGCCGAATTAATTCAAAATCGTATTGGTGTTCTTTCGCAGGCAGATCCATATATCGGCAAATATTTTTCTACGCTATGGGTTCGTAAAAATATTCTTAATCAGACAGATGAAGAAATTCTTGATATAGATGGTCAAATACAAAATGAACAAGAACAAATGGCTGCAATGCAACAACAAATTATGGACTCTCAACAAAATCAAGAACAACAAGCTGCTGCAGAACAACAAGTTACTCCAAATAACCCTATTGCACCACAACAAGATGGTCAGGTACCGCAAATGAATGTTGATGATGCATTTCAAAATACTATTTCTCCAGGTGAATCTGCACTTGATAATAATGTAAAACAGCAATTAAAAATTGAGCAAAAAAGTAATCTAAATAACATATTAAGAGTAATTAAAGATCGGAGAAATATTTTATGAACAATTTAACTACAAAAAAAATAGTCGAAAATATTATAGATAATAAATTTAATACTCTAAAAGAAGATTTTTCAAAAATAGTTTCTTTAAAAGCAGTAACTGTTCTTGAAAACAAAAAAGTTATAGAGGGTAAGAATTTTTTGACAAAATGAATACTGTATCTAAACCAGAAAAAATTTAATAAAAAAATGAGATCTTTAAAAACATTTTTTTCAGAAGCTGAAAAGCATAATATTGATAGGTCTTTAATTGCAGAAGATCTTTATTTTAAGACTGATCCACCAAATATCATAGTTCTTAAACGTAAAGCAATACGTGTTTTTTCAGATGGAAGAAAAATTGCTTTATATTACGCCGACAAAATTGATCAATACATATCAATTCCTTATTCTAACAAAAAAAACAATAGCATTGTACAAGTTGCTGAAAAATGGACTCCCAGAGGAAATATAGGCGTGATGATGCAAATGATAGAAACCGGAGAAAGTGCAACTGTATCTTTTGAAGATAATGTATCAATGAAAATTGATGTTATGACTGCACAGTCTATTGTTAATTTATATAATAGTGTTAATAGTACAAACAAATATAAAATTGAAAGAATGGTTAACAAAGATAAAAATAGTTTTGCAAAAGTTGCCGCCTTTGCTCATGGCGCACACACAGGATTATAAAAAATGGCAAATACAACTCAAAAATTGATAGACACCGAACGTCGTGTTGTTTATAAATTTACTGGAAACACAGCTGAACCTTCAGTATTAAAAATAGATGCGGGCGCATTAAATTTTTCATTAAATGCAAATAATCAATTACTTGGTTCCGGTTCAGATAGAAAAACAATATATCGTCTTGCACTAAAGAAAGTAATTTATGATGTTGCACCTGGCCAGGGAGCAGGAAATGGTTATGTTGAATTTTATTGGACAGGCACTCCAAATACAACTTTAGTTACATTGTCAGGTACAGGTAAGATGGATTTTGCAGAGGGCGGTGATGGCATTGTTCTTTTAAATAATGCAACAGGTGCGGGTGCAAATGGTAATATTGGATTACAAACAGTAAACTTTGCATCAACAGGTTGTGCTTATACAGTTATTGTTGACTTTAGAAAAAACTCTGAAGATTATAATCCAAAGTTAACATCATAAGGACTAATGAAATGTCATCAACAAAAAAATTACTAGAATCAATTATGTCTAATAATTATACTGATGCAAACAAAAATATTTCTGAATTATTTGTTGAAATTTTAAAAGATAAAATTGTGGAGTCAAAAAAAATTTTTGCCACAAAATATAATATGATTGAACTTGATGAAGCACAAAGAGTTAAAATTGTTCCTTTACGTTATCGTAGAGTTGGCGGTAAAATAGTCGCTCAACGTAGAAAAAGAGTATTAGGCTCGGACTTAAAAGGAAAAGGATATAAAATGGGCCCCAAAGGCCAACCTGTTAGAATGACATCTATGGAAAAAATGCGTCGTCATCGTGCTAGAATTAAAGCCGAAAGAAAAAGAAAACGTATTTTGTCTATTATTAAAAGAAATAGAGCTGCAACCATGAGAAGATACGGATAAGGATGAAAAAATAAAAAAAATGAAACTCATAAAAGAAGTTGTAGAAGAAGTTCATTATTTGACCGAAGAAAATCAAATGGGTCAAAAAGAATATTTTGTCGAGGGTGTTTTTCTTCAAGCCGAACGTAAAAATCGTAATGGTAGAGTTTATCCCATGGAAATTCTACAAAGAGAAGTATCTAGATATAATTCAAATTATATCATGCAAAATCGTGCTTTTGGTGAACTTGGTCATCCAGATACACCGACAATTAATCTTGATCGTGTATCTCATATGATTAAAGATTTAAAACAAGACGGCACAAATTTTATTGGTAAAGCTAAAATTTTAGAAACTCCTTATGGCAAAATTGTGAAAAGTTTAATTGAGGAGGGTGCCAAATTAGGTGTATCTTCTAGAGGATTAGGATCGCTAAAAGAAAAAAATGGTGCAAATCTTGTACAGGATGATTTTTATTTGGCTACAGCGGCAGATATAGTTGCAGATCCTTCTGCCCCAGATGCCTTTGTACGGGGCATTATGGAAGGTAAAGAATGGATAATTGAAAATGGTCAATGGAAAGAAATTGACTATGATCATGCAAAAAAATCATTAAATGAGGCAAACAAAAAAGATATAGAAAATGTTAAGCTTCGTTTATTCAAAAATTTTATCTCAAAACTCTAAAATATATAAATAGTTTAATATAAAGGAGCAAAAATAAAATGGCAAAGAAAAACCTAGCAGAAGCCGCAGCCGCAATTCTTTCAGGTAATGCAGCCTCTCTATCCCCCATGTCAAGAGGTGCAGAACATTTTGGTCAAGCTGGTGCTACACCAATGGTTGCAACACCCGGCCAAGAAGGATCCCCAGTAACAGTTCAAAATGCCGTCTCTTCAGCTGATGAAGCTGGAATTACTAAAGCTGTTGCAGCTGTTATGAAAGCAACCCCACCGGGGGCAATGCCGGCTTCGGGTGAACCAATGAATACCACAAGATCTGTTCCTGAGCCAGTTTCAGCTTCTCACGATGATAATAACGATGATGATGAACAAAATGATGATGAAGATAAAAAGATGAAAAAAGAAGCAATGCACAATATGAATATGCATAAAGAAGAAAAAGATGATAAAGATGACGAAGATGATAAAGATGATGAAGATGATGAAGATGATGAAGATAAAAAAATGAAAGAAGATATGAAAGAAGATCTTGATGCTCTTTTTAATGGCGAAGATCTATCAGAAGATTTTATGAAAAAAGCCAAAACAATTTTTGAAGCTGCTGTTACTGCACGAGTAAGTGCTATTGAAGATAAAATTCAAGAACAGTATGCTGAAATTCTTGAGCAAGTATCAGAAGAACTCAAGGAAGAGCTAACAACTAAAGTTGATGATTATCTAAATTATGTTGTTGAAGAATGGGTTAAGGAAAATGAATTGGCAATAGAATCTGGTCTTCGTTCAGAATTGACAGAAGATTTTATTGCTGGTCTTCGCAATCTATTTGTTGAACACTACATTGATATTCCAGAAGAGAAAGTTAGTGTAGTTGAAGAGATGACATCAAAGGTTGTTGAGCTTGAGGGCAAGTTAAATGAACAAATTTCTACCGCGGTAGAAATGAGAAAACTTATTATTGAATATGCAAAGAGAGAAGCATTTCATGAAGTATGTGATGGTCTAACATCAACTCAAATAGAAAAGATGAGATCATTGTCTGAAGGTGTTGAATTCTCAACAGTTGAAGACTATACACAAAGCCTCTTGACTCTACGCGAAAATTATTTCCCAACAAAATCTAGTGGAAAATCAGTCAATCAAAGACTTGATGAAGAAACAGACGTTGTGGAAGAGCAGAGTCTTGTAGAAGAAACACAAAAGAAAAAGACAAATGTTGATCCAGTTATGGACGCATATGTCAAGTCAATTAGTCGCACAATTATAAAGTAATTTTAAAGGAGTTAACTTACATGCAACTATCTGAACAACTAGTACAAAAGTGGGGTCCGGTTCTGGAACATCCAGATCTCCCAAAGATTTCGGATCCTTATAAGAAAGCTGTTACAGCTATGATTCTTGAAAACCAACAGATTGCTTCTGCACAACAGGCAGCATTCATGGGCGGTGATCGTAGTTTCCTAGCAGAATCAGCACCAACAAACGCAACAGGTGCTTCAATCGGCAACTATGATCCTATCTTGATCTCGCTGGTTCGTCGTGCCCTTCCAAACTTGATCGCATATGATATCTGCGGCGTTCAGCCAATGACAGGCCCAACAGGCTTGATCTTCGCAATGCGTTCTAAGTTTGATTCACAGACAGGAACAGAAGCTCTGTTTAACGAAGCAAATACTGCATTTTCTTCTTCAAACAAGCTTGGTGCAAATGGTTCTCCAAATGCACACCAGACATCACAAGGTCTTGGCCCACAAGATTATACTATTGCTAATACAGCAAATGGTATGTCAACAGCACAGGGTGAAGCACTTGGCGATTCTGGTACAAACCTATTTGCTGAAATGGCATTCTCAATTGAGAAAGTTACAGTAACTGCTCGTGAGCGTGCATTGAAGGCAGAATACACTCTAGAACTTGCACAGGACCTGAAGGCAATTCATGGTCTTGATGCTGAGACAGAACTAGCAAATATTCTGTCAACAGAAATTCTAGCAGAAATCAATCGTGAAGTTATTCGTACAATCTACGCAACAGCTGTTCTAGGCTGCAACGCAGGTACAACAACTGCCGGAACATTCGATTTGGACACCGACTCAAATGGTCGTTGGTCAGTTGAAAAGTTCAAGGGTCTTATCTTCCAGATTGAGCGCGAAGCAAACGCAATCGCTCGTGCAACCCGTCGTGGTAAGGGTAATATCGTAGTATGCTCATCTGACGTTGCTTCTGCAATGGCAATGGCTGGCGTTCTACAGTATACCCCAGCACTTCAGGCCGATCTACAAGTAGATGACACAGGCAACACATTTGCTGGTCTTCTACATAATCGTGTAAAGGTCTACGTCGACCCATACTACGGTTCACCAACTTCAGTAGGAACAAATACATCAGAACTAGTAACAGTTGGTTATAAGGGCACATCTCCTTATGACGCTGGCTTGTTCTATTGCCCATATGTTCCTCTACAGATGGTTCGTGCAATTGGACAAGACACATTCCAGCCACGTATCGGATTCAAGACACGTTACGGAATGGTTGCAAATCCATTTGCAGAAGGTACAACAGCAGGTCTTGGTCGTTTGGCAAATCGTTCAAACGTCTATTATCGTATCTTCAAGGTATCAAATCTTCTCTAATCGTAAGAATAAGAAGAAAGTAATACTGCAACTTGAGGGGGAACTTCGGTTCCCCCTCTTTTTGTTTATAAATATTGTAGAGGTACAATATGTCAAAAATAAATAATCAACCTACAAATACAAGTTTCTTACAACCAACCAAATATCAATTGTCATTTACAAGAATGCCAAATTTGACATATTTTTGTCAAACATTTAATCTTCCCGGATTATCAATGTCCGAAATTGTTCGTAATACGCCATTTGTAGATTTATACGTTCCAGGAGATAAAGCACAATACGAACCTCTAGATGCTTCGTTTATTGTAGATGAGGATCTACGCACATGGCTTGAAATGCACAATTGGATAACAGGTCTTACTTTTCCTAAAAACTTTGAGCAGTATCGTCGTTTACTAAAAGAAAATAAAGATTATGGCGGCACAGTATCTGATGCTATCATGACAATAATATCAAATAAAAATACTCCAAATATTCGTATTACTTTTAGAGATTGTTTTCCAACATCTGTATCATCTATCGTCTTTGACTATACATCAGATGCAAGCATGACTCTTACAGCATCAGCCACATTCCGATATAATTATTTTGATGTTGACATTCTTTGAGATTTAGTGTATAACATACTAAATCCCAGGGAAATTATATAATGATCAAGAACATAGATGATTTGATGGAATCTTGGAAGAAAGATTCACAGATAGATAGCACCGAATTGGGTACCGAATCCATTCGTCTATCTTCTCTACACGCCAAATACATAGAAGTATACAAGCATCAGAAGATGCGTGAACAAAAACTTAAATTTGATCTTAGTAAATTGACTAAGTTAAAATGGAGATATTATGATGGCAAACTTAATGGCACAGAAGAATTGAATCAGCTCGGATGGGAGCCGATGCGTGAAAAATATCTTCGTGCAGACATTAGTACCATGATTGATGGTGATAATGATGTTTTGGAAGTCAAGAACAAGCTATCGTATACAGAACTTTTTGTTGATTGTTGCGAAAAGATCATCAAAGAAATTCATCAGCGTTCATTTAACTTGAAAAATGCCATAGAATTTATGAAGTTTACTCAAGGTGTCTGAAAAAATAATT